AGTATCACCAATTGTAAGGTTCATTTCTCTTTTTCCATTAATGTATTCAGCAATCATTACTGGTACATCATTATTAAATTGAAATGCCCATTCTAAGTTATCAATTTTATGGTTTACAATTCCTATTGCCGTTTGTTGTTTATCGTTTGTCATAGTTTCTTATATTTAATTCCTTTTATTTGATATGATTTTAGACTTGGTACAAGTAGTTCAAAGAATATATTAGATTCTATAAAATAACCATAATCATAACCAATCTTCAATCCAGTTAACCAAGCATCAAGTTCATAGTGAAATTGGTGCGGAAATGAGTAATTCTCTTTATCTTGAAGCAGGTGTCCTAATTCATGAAAAAAAATTGCTTTTTGTATTTCCTTATTGTCGCACTTACTTATATAAATCTCCGCATTACACAGACTATTTCCACGAGATGAAAACCCAGTGTTATCTTCACCTTTGGCGTTCAAATACAAAGCAATGTTGTTTTGCTTGGCTATTTGTTCAATAGTGTAAGTTTGTTGTTTATTGTTTGTCATTGCTCACCTCCTCCGTAGGTTAATGGTACTTCAATTACCTGCACTGTTTTATTAAGTAAGTTAACATAACCCTCTGCTTGTTCTTTGGTTGAGAACATACGCTTCAATTCTTGATTGATGTAAATACGCCATTGAGGAATACCATTGACATTGGCCTCAACTATTAGTATCTCATTCTTCATCCCACTCTCCATTTTGAATTGATTTAATTAAAGATTTAAAGCTATCCCAAGTGTAAAACTTAACTGAGTAATCGAATATCGAACCATACCAAACATTATCTCTATTATCATCTGGAGCCAAGTGCAGGCTTACACCATTGACAATTAATGTAAAATAATGATAAACCTTATCTCCGGTGTATAGGGTTGTTAGCGTTTTTTTCTCGAACTGAAAGTCTTTTTTCAGTTGAATTGCATCTCGTAGAGTCATATATTTTTTTAATTTGGGTTTGAATATTTTCAAAAAATTCGTTAAAGTCAACGGGTTGATCTGGACAGCAGACACTTTGTGCCTTGGGGTTATGCTCACAGATTTTAAATGGGATTTCTTTTATCTCAATCATAATTACTGGTTTTTTTGGTTTGTTTAATTTACACGGCATGATGATAGAATTAGTTCTTAGTGGTCTGTTGTGTGTACTCATCAATGTAAATAATGGAACGAATAGCAAAGTAAAAACAGATAAACATACCAAGGATATAGAGAATCATCGCCATAAACTTTAGTAATCTTTTCATATGTTGTTTTACAAAATTATATTATCTTTTTCAAAGTTCCAAGTTTTTATTGCAGCTTTCCAATTCTTCATCTTGTTCTTGCCAATCATCCAATTCTTAGATTCGTAGAAGTTCCAGAACTTATCTGCTTGCATAAAGGGATGGCGTACATTCTGTCTCTTGAGTTCCATCCCAACTTCCTGTAACGATGGTGGCTCAAATCGTTTACTCTTGGGTTCTTTGATTTTCTCCAATGTTTCCACTACTGCCTCATTGGTTCTCCATCTTGGTTCTATCTGGTCGAGGATGTACTCGAAGAGATCAACTATTTCCTTGCTCATAAGATTTTTTTACTGCGTTCAACATGATTGTTTCTGTTTCGAATTCTTCTTGATTGCTATACCATTCTTTGCTTCTGGCAATGCTCTGTAGTACCGTAGAGTGATTCTTCAGGCCCACCATCCTTGCGATGGTCTCCAATGTAAACAAGTTGCTGTTGTACAGCATATGGATATAAATGTGGCGTAGGATTACCTCTGTAGTACCACGACCTCTGCGTGTTTCCCATAGTAACCTTGGTACACCAGTACCTTCTTCAATTGATTCGATGATTCTATTTTTGGTCTGCGATTGCAGTTTTGTTTCTAAGTACATCATGTTATTTAAGATTTTTGATTTTGTTTATGTAAGTTGGATCGGAGGCGTACCTGCCGTTGATTGATTGTAAGTAATGGTCTTGGATGTGGATGTAACATTTGATGTTGTCCTGATAGGTTTTGTACTTGGCATACACCCCATGCTTGCCACAGATATAGTGGCATTTGTGGTATGTGATGCCGAACATATTTTTTGCGTTCTTCCCCACATTGCTCTTGCCAACATTTGACTCTAATCTCGCTTGAGCCAATGCCACATTGGGCAGAACACAACCATTCTCGTGCAAACATTTAACAATTGCCTCTTCAGACAATTCAATATCCTTGTGTTTTTCAGTAGTTGGTTTCACAACTTTGTAAACGATTCTGATTGATTCTTCCCGGAAGAAGAATATCACAGTAGCACCGATGAGCAGGAGGAATAGTGCGATGCTGAAGAACTTGTATTTATTTCTTGTTGGTACAAGCTCAAGATTGTTGGTTAATTTGTAATTCATATATGTTGTTTTTTAAGATTTTCTGAATTGTAACTGCATGAAATTTTCCATTTTTACTGCCCTTAATTCCTTGAGAATTAAAGTGTTCAGCAATTTGGCGTAGGCTTTGTCCTTCAGCTTTGAGTGTAGTGATTGTCTCTACAATAAGCATTTGCTCTGGGTCTCTGATCAATACTCCATCTTGATTCTTATAACCAAGGGGAGGATAAGCACAATAGACCTTCTTATTTTTCTTTAGGTTAGCCTTTACGGATCGTGTATACTCACCGGTAACATCCGATTGATACTCGGCAAAAACTGCCATAAGATTTCGCATGGCTTTGCCTGACGAACCGCTCATCTCTGGTTCCTCGATAGAATAGAACTTCACTTTCTTTTTTTCGAGGATATCCATTTGGTTGAGGAAGTCCCGGAGATTACGGGCAAAACGGGTGCTGTGCCATACTATGAGAGTAGAGATGTCTCCCTTGTTGATTCGCTTCATCATGTCCTGAAACCCAGGTCTCTTAAGATTTTTTCCACTATACCCAGCATCCTCATAAATATTTTCCAGAAAGATGCCCTTTTTCTGACAAAAGTCTATAATTCTTTCCACTTGGTTGTCAAGTGATGTACCTTTTTCCGCTTGCATATCTGTTGATACACGGATGTAACCGATTGCTTTCATGTGTTTCTTCCTTTCAATACTTTGGTGATAAATTCTTGTTTACTCATGCTCTTCATGATGCAGTACTCATCAAGGTATGGCATCAGATGGTCTTTTACCGGTATGGTTAATTTGATTCTTTCTTTGTGTTTGATTAAGTCTCTCTCCAATAGAGAACGGTGAGATCGTACACGATTCTCCACAGCCACAGATAATGCATCCAGAGCTATCTTGGCAGATTCAAATCGTGCGATGAATTCTTGGTAATCTTGTATAGGAACAAATACATCAATCGTCTTCATCATCGTAGATATAACATTGGTTTTCGATATCGTAGATTTCTTCTGATGGGATATCCAAGTCTTCTGCTACCCGTACTGCTTCAGAGAAGTCAGCAAAGAACAAATCCATGGTCACTTGGTAGAAGCTCTCTGTGGCAGATATGTCCACATACAAGGCTTTCTCGAAGTCATAATCAGCATCATATGATGCACGCATATCGGCAATATTCTCTTCAATCTCTTCGACAATCTTTTCGAAAGGCACTAAGTCAACCAAGTCTTCAAAATAGAATTCCAAGGGGACAAGGTAACCAACCGATCTGAATGTGAAATCGAATGGGTTGTAACTAACCTGACCATGATCGATCAGATGCTTGTGAATTTTTACGAATTCAATACTATCTCTTTGCATAATTCATAGGGGATTTGTGAGCGAACATAAGAACCTTTCAGACCTTGCGTACCCGTGGTACTACCACGAGGAGCAGAGATGTGGCAGGACATACCATTTTTACAAGCCTGACGGGGTTGCCAATTGTAATTGTTGGTCCAGATATCGGTTGGTTTCATCCGACTATCTCCATACTGACAATAGGTGACGGTGTTGCGGACATGGAGTATTTCAACCCAAGCATCTACTTTACGCATCATACCACGAGGATTTTCAATGTACCATATGAGATTGGGATTCAATTTCTTATAGTGTTCGATGATGCTGATCGTTTTTTTGAGAATCTGTAAACCCATGAGAGCATCTTGTGTTTTCGGTCTCCGATTCATATCCCAATGTTTACCTATAGAGGCAACAGAGAATGTAGTACAAGGTGGTGATGCCCATATCATGTCCGGGATGAACGGTACCTTATGCACATCAAATTTATTGATGTCTACAGCATAGTCAATACCATCGAATTGTTGCCAATCTGAGGAGAATACCTCGTGACCTAACTCATCGCACACCTTACCGATACTGCGAGAACCTGCGAATAATTCTAATACTTTCATGTCTGTTTTATTGGTTTAGGTAAATAGTTTGTACTTTATTTCTTGTAAATGCTCCCCACTTGTTGAAGTACTCATCGAGAACAATCTCAAAGATGTAGTCATCAATAGATTCCACATTGTATTTGCCTGATGCCATCTTTTGTAGAGTATTGATAATCTTGCGAGAATTACGCTCCAAGGTGTGGTAATTACCACCACATCCACAGCGACAGCCGTTACCCCGACCTTCATACATCTGTTCAATTTGACCTAAGGAAATGGTTGTTTTTCTTGGCTGTTGTGCTTCCATTTCGGGAGAGCGATAAGGTGTGTGTTCGATTGTAAATGTCATATCTTTTAGTCTTTATAAATTCCGATAACGCCAGGGTTAACCCATTGTGCAAAGTAACCATTCTTTTCAAGGAAGGCTGTTAGTTCTGTACTCACACCCAAATCGTAGTATTTGTAGTCTTGAGTCCAATAGTTGAACATATCGTATCCACGAGAGTCCATCACCGGCTCTTCTGCTGAGACAGAGAAACAATTGGGTGAGTTTTCAGTCCATCCATTGCCATCGGCAAAGATTAACATTTTGGGATATTTTTTGATCAGTTGTTTGATGAGAGATTCTTTTTTCATAATACTATTCTTTGTGGTTCGATGAAATGTAAAATTCTATATTGAGGTAATGCTTCATTCAAGGCATTTAGGTAATCACTGTGATCGTACCATACATCCTTTTCTCTTTCGTCTTTGACCATAGGTTCTAAGACCTTTTCGATTTCTTCAATAGGTGCATCTGTGACAATGAGAAAATCTTCTTCATTGTATGCTGTAGTGTTGATTTGATAGAGCTCCATGATTATTTTAGTTTATGTTCAGTTAAAGTTGATTGTGCTACGGGACTATTGGTATCGAAATCGTAGTAGTAACCTACTTCAGCCGGAGCATTCATACCACCATCGACAATTTCAGTAAGCAATTTTGTAATCATACCATCGTTTGTTAGGATACCTGTTTCAGACCATTCTGGTGCATCGTACTCATGATGACTAACACGAATACCATCTAAATATTCAATCTCTCCTCCCCATCCTTGCTCCTCTTCATAGCATAGAAGAAAATCGGGAAAATCAACAGCAATTAAATCAAGTATGGATAGGTCAAACATTGCCCAAGCCGTAGCAAAATGCAATGTATCACCATCCAATTCTTGGTCATAACATCCCCATTTTGTACCCCAATTGGTGCAAGCCCAATCATACCAATTGTCTACGCCATACTTATCAAGTAATGCCGTCTGCATCTTCTTGGTGATGGGGAACGGTTCGTAAAACCATTCTTGAGATCGATCGATCTTCTCATTCTCCTTCATCTGTTTGTTGTATTCCTTTTGAGTAACAACACGAGTAGGTGATGTAGTTTTACGAATCTCATCCGGCATGGGTAGATAATATCCACAGATACCATTAGGAGTTACAGATATCTGATGTAATTTTTGTTTCTGGTCCTCAGTTAAAAGGCTGAAAGCAATGTGAGAGTATACATGATTTGGCATGGTCTTATTTTTCTAATTGGTTAACTTTATCCCAAGCCCAATTTAAGGCTTGAATGATTTTCTCTGTTGGTTCATCTTGCTCGTAGGTTAAAAGCACATTGATTGCCTGATCGATACCATCTAAAATTTCTTGTTTGGTCATGGTCTTATTTGATTTGATTGATTAAAATTTCGGTTTGGTTTACTTTGATTAAGGTCTGAACATTGATTAAGCGATAATCTTTCTTTTGAAAATCGTAGATAGTTACATATCCCCTTTCTGAAGGTTTGTAGGCTTGTGGTTTGGCGTTAGGCTTAAGATGTTTTGTTACGCCAGTTCTACCTACAATTTTACGGATCGATCCATCTTTCTTTACGAATTCAGCAGAGAAAATCTTCTTGCTTTTCATGATTTCTAAGGCTTGCTTAGTTGTGATTTGGTTTTTCATAATGTTGTTTAAATGTTGTTTAGTGATGCAAATATAGTTATTTTTATTAATTATACAAAATTTTACAGAATTTTTTTTATTTATTTTGCTCGACTGCTGATGATGATAGATGAGAGCTGTCCTGAAAATGACCAGTATTGTGGACACCGGAGTGCCCAGGATTTAGGACATTTTGCTGTCCAATAATGTAGTCAGAATATTGGTGAGCAATTGCCTTCGCCATGCCAAGGAAAGTTTTGTTGCGGATCTTTTGTCGTTCGATTGGATTGGATGTTTTCTGAAATGCATCGGCATACCATTTTGGTTGGCGTTTAATTCTCCCCGTCTTTTTGCATTGCCATTCTATAAATTCACCTTTGGAGACAATATCTGTAGGCTGTAGGTTTGGCAGGTTCTTCAGCCACAAGCAAGTTGATTTTTGGAATGGGTCTCCGAATTGCCAAGGCTGAACAATCTGATTAGGTTTGCGATATGCAGATGACATGATACCTATAGGATTCTCAACAGCAATATGTGGGATATTTGCATTCATTAGCTCCATGAAGAAATCGATACCATTCTGCCTATCTTTTTCCCTTGTAGGATATTTCTCTTTGTATTCCTCTTTAAACCATCGGTTTCCCGCCAGTGTTAGGTATGTGCATGGTGGATGTGCAATCATTAAATCCCATTGGTATGCATTGATTACATTACGCACATCGCATTGGTAGTGATAAGGTGAGTTATCATCAGATGGTTCGATATCGCATGAGAATGCATCATGTCCCAACTTACGGAATTCATTACGCAAAACTCCGCTAAATTCACAAGCAATTAATATTTTCAATTTTTTCATAGTTTTTCGATTAGTTTAATGATTTGGTTTGGCGTTTCTTTTACTTCGAATCCTCCATTGTTGTGAGTTGTTACTCCGAGTCTTGTAAGGCTTTCGATTGGTTTATTATATTTTGTTGTGCCGGGTACACGATAGCAATGTCCAATGTGATTGGGATTGATATAAATATTTCCCAATCCATTTACTAATGTTAGTTTAATTAATTTCATGATAGTAGTAGTTGTTGTTCTATTTGGTATGGGGTTTCTTTTACACGAGTCTCCATTAATGAGCCATTTGCCCAACTGATTGCAGTTACAAACATTTCAAAGTTATCTGCATATTCCTCGCTGAATAATCTGATATGCTGAGGATTTACATACAGCATCGTTTCTTTTACTTCGCCTTGTAGAGTAAGTTGTAATTTGGTTAATTTTAGGTAGGTCATATGTTTCCGTTTATTAGTTCATTGATGTCATTTACAGCCAAGGAAATTTCATGTTGCGTAGATCCACCTTCCTCAATTTCGCTTAGGGCTAAATAATAAAAATCTGCAATTTCTGTTTTGTGCAATGGATGTTCAAGCATCTTGCCTTGTACCCATGTTTTAAATTCTGTCGTGTTCATATGTTTAATGTTCTAAAATGATTACTGATTTTGTTCCTTTGCCATTTGTACCACTACACAAGCCACATTTACTGCAATTCGATTTGAATCCCATTTCAGATGAGGCTGGGCAAGAAATAAACTGACTGATTGGTATTGGAGATGCTACAAATGAGCGAAAACCTATGAGAGAAGCAATTCGCTCTTCATCAACGGTATGAGTTGATGCCATGAAATAAGGAGCAAATTCTATTTTACTTTTCCATTGGTGGGTATATCCCGTCCAATTTTTTGCAACATTGCATATCTGTTCAACCAATTCGATGGGCATCAGAGATGGTTCACCATATGTTCCAAATCTCACATACCTATGTTGGCACATATCGATGATGTTACTGACTATCGATAGATTCAATGTAGGGATATCATCGAACTGCATTAACTTGCCGATGGATCTTAAAGATGACAAAAATCCGCTGTATTGCATCATCTTATGTGTATAACAAGCAGATAATTTTGCTCCATTGCTGACTGCAAATGGGCAGTCAAAACATACCTTACCATCGTGAGAGAAGAATTCTGACATCGATGTTTTGCCTTGAGCAACTTCATATTGCTCACGAGAGAAATGATATGTTTGCACAATCTTCTCGCCAGCGGACGCAATCTTTTTGTTAGATGTGCTGTTCAAAGTAATGATGGTGATTGTATCACCTTGTCTGTAGACTATCTTTTTCATGGCTGTTATTTTTGGATGTTTGTTAACTCAGCTTTCAATTTCTCAATTTTGAAATTCAGATTACTGATTTCGATTTTGATTTCGGTGATTCGCTCATGCTTCTTTACATATGCCCAAATGAATTCATCGATGCAATTAATAATTGCCCAATAGTCGGGAGATGGGTGAACAAAATGCATATCTTCATAATGGTCAGCCCAGATGCTCGTGGCGAATTTCTCTTTTACAAATTTGGTTAAAGAAACATTCGCTGTCATGAAATCACAGATGATTTCTGTATCTGCTGAAATGTCTTGAAGATAGTTAATGCCTTGGATTTGACCTTCTTTAATAAAGAGGATAATCATTCTGTCAGATGCAGAAATTTTTTCGATGATGATAGAAGTTGTTTTCATGTCGTTTTGTTGTTGTTTGATATGCAAATATAATGAATTATTTGTAATAACTAATCTTTTGTAAGTTTTTTTTTAATTTTTTTTGTGTATAGTTTTCAGGACGGTTGATTGTCTACAATACTGGTCAGAATCGTGTATGGTCATATTCGTAGATTGCAGATTCAAATTCACCCATGTCCATCCATTCGCCATGCTCACCGATGACATTATGAAATTCAGATGGGTAATCACGATAAGACTGACGGACATGGCTTGCATTCATGATTTCTGCAAGTTGGTAAACTGACTCAAGTGAATCGAATTTTTTAGGGCATTCGATTGGTTTTCGGTTAATGAGAAAATCGTAGTACATAGTTTTATTTTTTTAGGTTTTTGATATCGAGCATCCAATAGATGCCATAAGTGATTAGGGAAAGCAATGCGATTGCGATGGTAATGTCGTGTATGAATTTCATGTCTAATATTTTAAAAATAGCTCCGTCTGGTGGATCGATCCATGACCAAATCCACCATGCGATTGCAGATGATGATGATAGCAGTTTATGATTCAACTTGGTTATAGACTGCCATCGAAAGCAAGGTAAATAAATCCTTGCTAACGATGATTTGGTTTGCATTTTGTCTCATCGGAAATACCATTTCATAACTACCATCCTTGCATCGATATGCATACAAGGTCTTATCGATGTCATGACATTCCATGATGATAATGGCATCATAAATCGATAGGTAATCTGACTCAGATTCCATGCCTATGTTTACCAAGGCTTGGAAATGTGGTGATAAAGGATTTTCGAATAAATCCATTGGACGGAGATTGGTGAATGTAACTTGCATGATTTTAGTTGTTTTGAAATTTAACAGATTTGTAGGTATTATTTGGGAAAAGGTAATTGTGAAATACTTTGCCTTTGGGCATCTGATATCGCACTAACATTTTGTCATTCCATACAGCAACAATGGTCGCAATACGATTGGCTTGATTTCTGTGAATCGTTACTTCAGCAGATGCGAAAGTTGGGTCAATCCATAACACATCTGAGACAGCAATGAAGGTAACAACTTCACCAATGGTGATTGCATATTTTTGGCTGTCGTACAACACATCAGAAATGTTATTGCAGACAAAGGTCATTCCGTTTTTAAGTTCAACTTTGTAGTTCATGATTTTTGGTTTATAGGTTAAAATTAGTGAGAGAAGTTACATAAGAGCGAATAGACATGATGTCTTCCGTTCTATAATAGATTTCAGACATGGCAATGGCATCTTCAAGACTAACACAAAAAATGTCTCTATCGAATAAGATTTCATATTGGTCATCCTTGCGAAATGCACAGATTGGGTAAACATCTCCAAAAGGATAAATGATTACAATCTGACTAACATTGATAAGGTCTTCGCCATCCAAAACAAGTGAGGACAATTCATCATTGTTGGAAAGGTCGAGTTGATTCTGATGCACATCTGATACATCGTAAGTGGTGAAATAGGTTTTGGTATCCATGATTTTTTGCTTAGTTAGTTAGTGAAATGATTAGGACTCAGATTATAGATTGAAAGAAAGTGATAAGTTCACCTAAGGTATCACAAGAACCGATTGGTTCTTCTTCACCATCAGCAAAACTGAAGATATGAAATTTGTCAAGAGATGTCATGTCCTTGTCGATGGCACAGCAAGGAAAGAAAACTTCATACACATCAGATGAATCAATCATTGAAACAGATGCAGATGGGCAAGCATCATTGTGCCATGTGTTATCCTTGGCAATAACACTACCTTGTAGTTCATAGTTAAGGACAGCAATACAATTGTCCTTGTTAGCATTCCAATAGAAATTTGAGATTTGGTTTGTCATGTCTGTATGTTTTAGATTAGTTGTTGTCAATTGATACGATGCGAGCAGATAAGCAAAAGATGATAAACATGAATGTCATCATGATTGCATCCTTTTGGATTAGGCAAGTGAATGCACCTACAATGCTGATGAGCATTAAGATTAGTGCGATGGTCGATGGGCTGATTGGTAATTTCATGTCGTTTGATTGTCGTTTAGTGTTCACAAAGATTGCAAAACAGATTTCACATAAACAAATTTTTTTTTTCGAAATGTGCTGAATTTGTTGGTCGAAAATCTGTCACCCCCAGTATTTCCGGGGGTTGACGAGCGAAAAAAAAATTTCAAAAAAAATTTACAGACATGGATTTTGATGTGCAAATGGAGATGAGAGAATGGTTGAATGGATAACCTACAATGAAGACATGGCGAAAAGATTTCAAATCAGATGCGATGCATCAGATGAATCAGATGAGACATGGTGAATCAGATGCACATCATATGCGATGCGTGATTCCTTCGTTTATATATCTACGATGGCAGATGCGATGCGGAATCCTATGTATACAATCGTCCGAAGGTATACAGATGCCGATTCGATTTTTTATTTTCGTTCGATGTCGATGAGGCTTGAAGGCATTGATTATCAGCATTTTAGAACGGATTTGCTCGAAGAAGGGGGGGTAGCTTTTTTTGCCGGTTGCCCCGGCTGATCTCAACATATATACCTTCGCCACTCGGACAAATTTTATTTTTAGAATAAGGGGGGGTACTTTTTACCGAGCGGTATTATACTGGGGGGTATAAATCAAAGGGGGGTATATTTTTACCGAGCGGTACATTTGCCACTAATATCAGTTTACTGGCATTTGTTAGTTACTGCCAAAGTCGGAAGTAAAACATTGCCAAAAGCGGAAGTGGTATATAAAAAATGGGCGCATTGTATAAAAAGTAGGCGCATATAAAAGAAAAAGTCCCACTAGCAGATCTTACGGTATGCAGGTGGGAACTTTCGGTCTAGGGAGACTATCCCTAGGGGGGTTCTTTACAAAGATACTATTTCCAGACTACGGAGATATCGGCAGCACGGACAATTATCTTATCCTCTCCCTCTACATCTATGTGTTCTGAGTTCCTGAGGAACATAAGGTTGACTGAGACCCGATCCCCAACCTCGATGCCTTCTACTTCTTCACCTATGGCGAATACTTCTAGTTGGTTCCACTTCTTCATCTGCTCTTCCAAAATTTCCTTTTCCAAGGTAGCGTTTACCTCGATAGCACTCTTCTTGATTTCGGGTGGAGTAAGTAGTACTCTCTGGCCCCTGACGATATACTTATTCATAATTCTTTATTCAAAATTTACACCGTACTTAGACATAATCTCGCCAACAGTTTCTCTGAATTGATACAAGGCTTCAACAACCTTCTCATCATCTTCATCAGAGGCATACTTAGTACGTCTCCTTAATTCCTGGTCAATGTCCCAAGCCACGCAATACCATTTGTTTGCGTTGACTACGAGTTCGAACTCAGCCCTTTCTTCGTCTAAATTAAATTCTAATATTGCTTTCATTTTGAGCCACCTGTCGGATTCGAACCAACGACCATCTGATTACAAATCAGAAGCTCTACCAACTGAGCTAAGGTGGCGTAGGCATTAAGCCTTTTCCCAAGTACCCTCGGTTTCGATTACGCTTTCGCCTACGAAAACATAAACCTTGGTGATACCTTCTTCAGTTTCTTTGTTGAAGATGATACCTGGTTTGTCTGAAAACTCGCTTGTGGGACGAGCAGTTGGAATTGTAGCACACAATTCAGTCATGTTCTCCAAGGTTACCTCAATAGCACCTGTGATTTCTTTTTTGGTTTTAGCCATATTCTTAATTTTTATTATTTGGTTTGTTCTACTTGTTTGTGTTTCATTACTTCCATTATGGCGTATACGTCAGTCATGGAGATATTTGTTGTTCTGAGACCGTCCCCTGTTTCCACATAGTTAATTGCATCTTCTACCGTATTGGCATCCACAGGGTAGTTTTGCATCTCACCTTTCTTGTTCAACTCAAGGAGTTCTTCCATAGATTTCTTAGAAGCCCATACGAATGTCTTCATGTAACGGAGATACCTCTTTTTATCTATTTTCGAGTCCATTTATGGTTGCAAATATACGATAAGCGACTTGTGGAACAATGGCATTGCCATAACCCATTATGGATTCTTTTCTCCACTTAGGAAAGGTAAGTCCGTCCAATTCACTGGGAAGCCCATCATCTCCGCTACAAAGTGGGGATTGAGTTGGGAACCTGCTCCAAGTTTCGGATGGTCCACCTTGTTGGGCATGAACATAGTCATCTGCCTTAAAGTCATTTGGAGAGTTACGTTGTTCTGCTTGTGCCTCTGAGATCGTGCTATGTAAGTCTCCGCTCTGGTTGCTGTGTTCCAGTCCTGGGCGTTTGGTGTCGGCAGCATTGAATTCAGTTTCTGACCCAAAGAATACCCTCTCGTTATCCCTATGCTCGGAGAATCCTTTCCGTTCCCTAGTGTGTCCTTCCAGTCTCTCGCATTCGGTGTTGGAAGCAGTCCCCTCATTGCCATTTGGCTGAGACCCAAGATGAATGGAGGATTCCCCATTGCTATCTGCTTCGCATTCCGTGCGTCCACCTTCGCTGGATCTGCCTCGTCCTGCATCGCTGTTGGCGTGGGCAATAATATAGACTCGGTCTCTGCGGTGTGGGGCGTTAATCCCGATAGCTGGAAGTACAAACGTTTGGACTTCGTATCCCTCACCTTCCAAATCAGCGAACACCTCTTCGAGGACCAATCCGTCCGACCAGTTAAGGAGTCCACGAACATTCTCCCCCACAACGTACCGTGGTCTGATTTCTCTGATTGCACGGAACATTTCGGGCCAAAGATGGCGTTCATCTTCTTTTCCCATCCTTTTTCCAGCGGTACTGAAGGGCTGACAGGGAAACCCACCGGAGAGGACATCAATTTTTCCTCTCCAAATTCTAAAGTCAGTTGTCTTGATATTGTCATAAGATTCGGCCTTGGGCCAATAAAAACTACATATTTTTCTACTAAAAGGATTGATATCGCAATGGAACTTATTGTCCCACCCCATCCACTCGGCCGCTAAATCAAATCCACCTATTCCGCTAAATAAACTACCGTGATTCATGATATTCTTTTTTTAAGCGATTAGCAATCTCCAAAGCTCTCGTATATGTCTTCATCTCCGTCCTCTTCCCAAATTCCCATTTTTGATGACATTGCATACAATACAGCATCCAATTGTCGGGATGTTGCCTCAAACTGGGATAACTTCCTTTGGTAATGATATGTGAAATAAATGCTGGACTGAATTGTGGTAGATGTAGTCCACATTCCTCGCACTGGTGTTTTTGTCGTGTTGACCACATATTCTTGTACCATTGGAGATCGCCTTTCATTAACTGATTCTAAAAACTCTGGTTCCGTTCTTATTCGGTCTCCAAGTTACTTTTGCTACTTCGCTGTTGATAATTGAGGAGTTACCCATATGCGTTTTAATCATATTGGCGTGTTCTCTCTTACCTTCTTCCAAAGTACTAATCTGAGACCCGATGTCCAAATAGTCCAAAATGTGTTGATCAATCTCCGGTGTAGAAGCAACAGTCTTGTCTTCAGGATTGGAGAACCTCTCGTTCAAGTATTCGGCATAAGCCTCTGTACCATCTGGCGGTGGAGCATACTGATCGTAATCACCCCCGTTGGCTAATGCTTCACGGCCCAATAAAACACGCTTCCAAAATTCCTCGGTGATATTAATAATCGAACTAATAATATCCTCATCGGCATCGTATTCGTGAACCTTAAAGTTTCTTCCATCTTCCAAAACAACCAAGTAGCCCTTTGAAACACCAAGCCCCATCATGTAAGTTTGAAGCTGCAAGTAATAGGATGGCGGTATTCCACCCTCCCATTGTTTACTACTCCAACCGCTGATGGTCTTAATCTCAGCAATCGCATCCACGTTCTCTAAATTGATTGTAGAATTGCGAACACGAATGTCCTTACTCACAATTAATCGGTCTGGCGAAAAGAACAAATGCGGAAACGATGGGTTAACAATATAACCTGTAGGTTCATAAAGATGTCTCTGTTTTAAACCTTTACGATAATTTTCAATCATCGTTGGCTCGTCATTTTGCCAATATTCAAAAATATCCGCTACGGTCTGTTCCAAGATAGTACCCATAAACATCGGCATATTTTCCACCTGTTTCTGTGGAATTACACCAATCTTTTGGTAGTACAACTCTGCTGGAGACTTCCACGAGTTTACACCCATTAAGGTTCCAATCTCAGAAGCACCTAAACCCCTGTCACGGAAGTTCAACCACTCTTGGTACTGCTCGTCTTTACTTATTTTTACTATCTCTAGTTTCATCTCGCATTACCCATTTTTCAAACTTCTCGGCTGTTTCTAAAGTAAACTTTTCGAAATCACCAACTGAAAATTCTCCATTTAATCTTGGTGAAATAATCTCAACAAAACTAAGTGCTGCCTTTAAACTCGACTGACGAATAATCGAAAGCTGTTCCTGCCCATAGTGTTTCATATGAGCAGGTTCAACCCTTTTTCCGATTTTTGCAGCGAGATTAGTATTACTAACGCCCCTTGACATTAAAACGGCAGATCAGTCTCTTCGTCAAATGAAGAACTTAAAGCCTCTTCATTTGGCTCTGGCATTAATTTCTGCCAATCTTGTTGTTCTACCTCACCGGCCATCATTTTGTTGGCAGCGGCAGCTTCTTTAACACGAGCGTGGAATTCGTTAATCTTGTCCATACGGAAAGCCTCAACTTCACTCCAATCGATTGAAATCAATTCGCCCTTTTTGTTAAACACTTCTTCGGGATCAGGCATACCTTCACCTTTCTTGAATGCCCACTTTAAAGTAGAGCCATTCTGATTGATGAACAAAGCAGAACGCTTCTTACCATCAATCTCTTTCAAAGATGGAATAAACTCAACTTTCTTCGATGGATCAATGTTTGGAGAACAATGAGCCAAAGCGATGAAATACGAAGTCTGCTTAGCAGCTTGTCCTGGTTTCTCCTCACCTTTAATTCTAATTTGGAATTGGTACAACTTGTCATCCATCAAATCGATGTTCAATACTTGGCCGTACTGCGTATCACGAGTACTCATACCAACAATGTAACCCTCAATTGAATCGTACAATTCATACTTCTTTTCACCTACATACTTGGCAATCTTGCCTTCTCTAATTGTAAGGTACTCACGAGCACCTAATCCTTTGTTTAAACCCATATTTTTTCTATTATGTAGTGCGAATATACTATAATACTTTGTAATTCCAAGAATTTTTCGTAAAATTGTAAGAAATTATGAATAACGAATTAAAAGACCGGGTGCTTGAATTAAAAGGCAAACTAAAACGTGGCGATATGGCTCGTATCGTAGAGAGAGTTTCCAAGTTTGGCGTACAGAAATACGATGTGTACAACATCCTCAATGGAAAAAGTTTAGTCGATCACCAAAAACTCATTTTGGTAATGAAGGAAGTAAAACGCTGCATCGATGAAAATGAAAGATATCTCGAAGAATTTGAACTGAAGATCTCTCTCCTTGAATCTCGATGAACTAGAAAGTAAAATCGTTGAGACCAAAAAACGTGGTCTTAACCTTTTAATTGAAAACGAACTTATTGCCGACTTGAGAGGCGAGTACTACACTAGTCTGCTCAAACGAAAGATGAATCGTATTACTGATCAAGTAAGACGAAATGTACTTTTCATGACCAAAATACACCATCAAACAATATCCCCAAGTAAAATTAAAGAATTTATGGGGATGGATGTTGATACCAATATTCACAGAGTCATATACGGTGACTCTGCCCTGACTTCATTGAAAACCGCAATTCTTATTGCTGAGTTCTATGGAGTACCTGTAGAAATTTTATTATTCCAAGATATCGAACCTAATGTTGAAACATTTAGACAACTCTATCCTGCTCTTTTCCGACAGAATAGAGATTAAGCCACTTTCAGTAAATGAATGCTGGCAAGGAAAACGATTTAAAACCAAAACCTATCTTTTATACGAGAAGGAAATGCTAGTTCGACTAGCACCATGCGACTTTAATCAAACCAAAGAGCCTCTAGAGCTTTCTTTGATAGTCGGAGTCAGCAACATCGCATCCGATGCGGATAATGTTGTAAAACCATTCATAGACATTCTTCAAAAGAAGTACAACTTTAACGACAAATACATTTTTCGCCTTATCGTAGAAAAAGTTTTAGTTGTCAAAGGGGCTGAGTTTATTGAGTTCTACATAAAAAAATGCGAACCAAGACTTTTTTCTCTTGACAAAAAGAAAAACGAGTTGTAATATTGCAGCACGGCCGAATTTGTAATGGGGGTATTGTTCCAAGCCGCCTGGTGAGTAAAGCAAAAGTCGCTTGCGTAATCAACCAGCCACTCTTAACCAATTTTCAAAAAAGCACACGCTTTTTAGGAAAGGGGGGAAAGGGGGGTATGGTTTTTTGCTGGTTCCGTAAGCAAATGTGATTACTTGGTCTCAGAGTATAAGTATCTTAAATGAACTAACTATGCTCTTTTCAAAAACCTCATTTCTTTTTTATAGTCTTTTTGTTTAAATTTGTAATCAATGGCGTTTACAATAACAAATCAACCAAAGCAGTTTTTGTCAGAAAGTGAGAAAACTAAAATTTGGTACAAGGAGAATCTTCAATTCGTAATGAGTCATTTCAACAAAAGAAATGATCGTATTTCAAGAGTACGCCAATCTGTAGACTTGGAGAACCCTATTGACGAAATCGTTCGTATGTATACCTACTACCTAGGTAGACAATTCAACAAGGATTATTACTACACGAACCAAGACCAAGACGCTTGTGATTTACCAACTGTATGGATTAACGGACAAAAGATTACGTCTTTGGTTGACTTCATGGTTGGTAATGCCATTAAGATGATTGAGAATATCGAACCATCTGTAAAGGCACAGAGTAAATCAGCCGTCAACAAAAAAAGTCGTTTGCTTGAAAAAGCCCTTTTGATGTTTGAGGCACCAGAGATATTTGAAACTTTTGCTGAGTTTGGTTATGATTACCAACCCCTTGGTAATGCGACTCCGAACATGGAAATCCCTGAAGATGTCCACCGTTATATGGAGTATGACTACAGGCAGTACAGCGAAATATTGGGTATTCGCATGGCCGAAGATATTCTTAACAGAAACGATTACCGCAACAAACTAAAGCAAGCGTTCTTATACACCTTGCTTGGAGGTAGAGTTGGTTTAGAAAATCGTGTAGAAAACGGAAAGCAATATTTTGATGTAGTTCTTCCTCACAATCTTATTGTTGACTCTGCTAAAGATGATGACTTTAATTCTGAAGCCCGATTCGTTGGTAAAGTAGATTGGATGAATACTACTGATGTGATTGAGCGTTACCAAGATTGGTTAAGCGCAGAGGAGCAAAAGGAAATCAAAGAAATCACAATGAACAACCTGTATCAGTTGTTGGATTTGACTACACATCCATATGCAACTAACTGGGCGTTTAACTTTAATAACCTTCCAACTTTGGCCTGTGTAACCGGCTATTGGATTGGTATGAAAGATTTGGGCTACGAGGAGTCAAAAGATAAATTTGGCAATGTTCACATTGGCAAAATTAGAAACGGACGCAAGGGTAAATTTTGGACAAAGACTGTCTACAAGGGTACTCTCATCGGAAACAAATATGTCGTAGAATGGGAAGAGGTTACAAACCAAGTTCGTAAACACGACAACCCCGGAGATGTAGAACTTCCTTTGAAGGTGTTCATCCCTAACATGGTAATGGGAGAGAATCGTTCTATTGTAGCTCGCTTGCACCAACACCAAGATCGTATCGATTACATCACAAACGAAATAACCAAAATGATGAATCGTGCCAAGGGCAAGGTTTATCTAATCAACAAACAAAAGTTGGGTACATCTACAGCAAAACAAGTTATCAATGACTTTGAGCGAATGGGTATTCACATCACCGATGGCTCTGCTACTGGTGAAGACTTTGTTGCAGGTCAAGATGCTCGTTTGGTAGAAGTGGTAGACATGACTCTTGATCCTAACGTAAACCAATTGGTGAATCTGCGTAGAGAAGAAGAGCGTATCATGGAAGAGATTGTCAATATTCCAAAGGTGGCTCTTGGACAACAGCAAGGTTATGTCGGTGCTAAAACACAGGCTGGTACCATTGCTCAGTCTAACTTGGGTACTTCGTATCTATATCAAGGCTTTGTGGAGTTCTTCCAAAAGAACTTGGCGTTTGCTTTGAACCAATATAAAGTTTCTTTGATGTCTGAGTCCGAAGAGGAAATACCTGTTATTGGGTCTCGTGGTAAAGAATGGTTGAAAATCACCAAAGATTTCCAAATGGAAGAACTTGGTGTTTATATCAAGGTGAAAGACTTTATGGATGATCAGGCTCGTGAGCGTTTGCTTTCTTTAGCTCAAGCAGCAATGCAAAACCAATTAATCGATATGATGGACTACATCAAAATTGAACAGGCTCGTTCTTATACTGAACTCTTGAACGATTTGAAGTACGCCATGAATAAGAAAAAGCGTGATGCTGAAAAACAACAGGCCATGATGCAAATGATGCAGCAAGCACAAATGGAACAACAATTGGCTCAGCAGCAATCACTTGCAGGAATGAAAGAGGAAGGTGCGAACTATCGTGCTGAACTTGGGGCTCAGACTGGAATGGCAAAAGAATCATTAAAAGCAGGTCTAGCTTCTGAAGGAAGTCCTGAAGAAGGAATGATGGCAGAGCAAGAAATGCAAGACCAAGCCATGCAGGAACAAGCCATGCAACAAATGATGGGCCAACAATAATATAAAATATTTGTAAATTTGTATACAATATACTAAATTTGAAAAAGATATGAGTGAAAACTTCTTAGCAGACATTGCTGATCAATTACGAAATCAGACTCCCCCTGTGGCTCCTACATCAGTAGAGCCAACACCAGCAGAGCCTACGCCTGCTCCGGTAACACCAGCAGAACCCACACCGGCTGAACCTGTATCTACTGCTCCCGTTAATCCTCAGATTACCGATAGTGTAACCGCAGTTCAAAAAGAATGGTGGGAAAACGATGAATCGGCTCCTGCTGATTCAACGCCAACAGGTAAAATCGAACCTCAACAGCAACAAGCCCAAACCGATTTGGATGAAGACTTGAAGTTGTTGATGGAGTATAAAAAATCTGGCAAAACTCTAAAGGATTTCGTCAACGACTACAGAGTTGAAGACATCAGTACTTGGAGTGAAGAACAGATTATCAAAAATGGAATCAAAGAATTCATGGGCTTGGAAGGAGAACAACTTGACCAAGCAATCTATGAATACGAAAACGCTTCCATTTTCCAAAAGAAACAATGGGCTGAATCTTTCAAGCAGCAATACAATCAGAAGAACCAAGATAAACTGAAACAGTTGACTAGTTCTAATGATAAATTTGCTGAACAAGAACAAGCCGTTGCTCAAAAATACAATGCTGAATTAGAATCATTTTCTCAGCAAGTGGTAGGTCAAGAGTTGTATGGCATGAAAATCACAGACGAAATGTCCAAGGATTTAAAAGGCTTTATTGACAAAGAATTTACCCTTCAGAGACCCGATGGTTCGTTTGACGTTGAAAAGATGTATTCCATTGGCATATGGCTAAAGTATGGAAAAGATCTTATGAGGGCCAACATCACCAAAGCCAAAAATGAAGGAAGGGATCAGATAATCAAAGAGGTTACTAATCCTTCTAAAAACATGACTGGTGGAGGAAGAGTTGTTGGTTCTGGACTTGAGGCCGCACAAGAGGCTTTTGTAGCTATGTTCCCTGGCTAAACAAAAAGGGACACTAAAAAAATAACATAAATGGCAACTATTTCAAATCTTCCATTAAGTCAATCTTTATTGCTTAAAGGACTTTCATTGCCCAACAAAATGGCAATGGTTTATAGCCAAGACTTCGGCTATAACGTCTTGACCCAGTTGACTTCTAAATTGGCGAGTTCTATCTCTAGCCCTCAGGCTAAAGTAGAAATCTCTTCTTTGGGAAACTTGGGTGTTTACTCTAAAATTACTGCTAACGGTGCGATTGTTACCGGTACTTCTTTAATGTCTGTACCTGTATCAGATGCAAGCAAATTTCGTATTGGTGATATCGTTGCTGATGGTAACTTAATCCAAGCATTGGTTACTGACGTTGACTTTGCAGGTAACAAAATTTTTGTTGCTCCTCACACAACTGCAACTTTGACTGCTGGTACTCACTTTGTGGCTAATACTCAGGCTAAGCGTTTCTTCGATGCTTCTGCTAACCGTAGCTCAACTGGTAAAACCACTTTAAACTACACACCTGATACCGACTTCGCTTTGACTGCGGTAACTCGTGAAAGTTCACACCAATCTCGTAGAGATCGTATTGCTTCTTTCGTTAAGTGGAATGGTGATTTCTGGTGGAGGTCTTATGACGATCTAACTTTGAAAGCTTTCGCTAAACAGTTGGAGTACAAATATGCTTTCTCTGAGCGTGCTATCAAAACCGGACCTAATGGTGAATACTTCACTACTGGTGGTTTGCGTTGGTCAATCATCAACAATGGTGGTTCTTATATGTCTTTGACTTCTGAGTTGACTCAGAGTGTGTTCAACGACTTCTTAGAGCAAATGGTTCGTGTATCTGCTGAAGGTGGACGCAAATTGGTTGCTTTGATGGGATCTGCTGCTATGGCTCGTTTGCAAACTATCTTGGGTGACTACATTAAGTTCGCTGGTACTGCTAACACCTTTGGTGGAACTTCAGTAACTGGTTTGAACGTAATGAAGTACGCTTACGCTGGTTTGGAAATCGAATTCGTTCGTTGGTCTTTGTTGGATGACGAGATGTTCCGTGGTGAATTGTCTGCCGTTAATGGTAAGCCTCGTTTGTCTAATAGCATCTACTTCATCGACTTGACTCCTATCCCTGCTGCTGATGGTTCTGGAACTATTGCTGCCCTTCAAAAATACCACTTCAACCAAGATGAGTTGCTTGCCAACTACGTTCCTGGTATGATTGGTTTGGAGTCTAGCGATCCTTCAACTATTAAAGCTGCTTTGAGCGGTGGTCAGTCTGTATCTTTGGGTACTTCAGATGTTGACGGAGTTGACTTCCACATTCTTTCTGATTGTGGTTTGTATTGTGTTGCAGACAAAATGGGTCTGATTGAATTTGCAATCTAATTAATTATATACTAAAATGTCAATTGCTCTTAAACAATTCGTAATAGGTCCTGCCGCCAGTGCTACTGCTGCTGGTGACGTGGCCGCTTCTGCTGGTGTAATGCGTTTCGATTTAGCTGATACAAACGTTACAGGTGTTGTGCCTGTGAATTTGAGAAGCTATCCACTCGTATTGGCTGGTGTTTCTGGTGGTATGTACCAAGCTGGTGCTGCTGAAACTTTGCGTGTAATTACTATTACACCAACTGCTGCTAACTCTACTGATTATCGTGTAGTGTTGAGTGCTGAGAAAGGTCAAACTTTCAACAACAACTTGCCTAATGAAGTACAGACTGTGTTTTATCACACAACCCCTGCTTCAGGTGGTACTGCTACTACTATTGGTGATGCGTTCCGTACTGCAATCAACGCACATCCTTACTGGAGTACTCGTGTAGTTGTTACTGGTACTACTACCATTATCATTACTGCGAAAGCTGGATTTCCAATCTTTAGTGCTGCTGGTGGACCAAACTTGGCTACCGTGGTTACTACTGCTGGTGCTCCATCTGTTGGTATTGGTGCTACTTTGCTTGCAACTGGTACTTTCCCAACTGTTGATGACGGAAATGGTCTTCCTGTAAGCGGTCAGACTTACAACGTAATCTCTTACGATTACGAAGTTGAGTCTAAGGCTGCTCAGGGCGGTGCTATCCGTGAGAAACACATCATCTATGTTAACAGTGCTGCTAACAACTCAACCTTGTTGAGCTTGTTGCAACCTTTGCTGTCAACTAGATTCTAATCTAGCCCCTTAGTGAAAAGAGGGTCGGGAATTTTCTCGGCCCTTCTTTTTTGTTTTATAAGTAAAATAATTTATATTTGTAAAAACTATTATGCGTATAAAAGCCCTATTAATCCCACAACGAACTCGTGGAAACATTTCCATCGTAGGTTCTTACCGAGACAAAAAAAATGACAAAGAATTATTCTTGTTGCACTCAGGTAAAAAAGTAGTTTCTCATGTTGAAGAAAACGAAAGAATTTTCCAATACTCTTTTGAGTCTGGATATCCTCTTACATTAAGTTTCGATGATGAAGACTTTTCAGACAAGAGTGTTATTGAATTTTGGAAAAACCACCCTTTGGTTTTTACTGAGGGTTATTCTAATCCCAATTTGGTTTCAGAGCAATTTACATTTGAAATCAAAGAAGAAAGAGTAAAGGTAGAATATGAAGCATTGTTGTCCAAGTTAGAGTGTGTTTCTATTGTTAGTTCTATGACCGACAAAGAAAGAAGAGACTTGGTATTTGCTTTGGGCTCAGATCCTCGTGGTATGTCACTAAAAGAGGTGTACATTCATTTGATTGGTTTGACGTTAAATGGTGTTGCCGTTGCCAAGAGAGACAGCGTATTTGTGTTTAGAAAAGTCCGTGGTGAAGAAAGAGTTGCGACTATCTATGCGAACAAAGCTGTACAATTAGGTATTGTTAAACAAGAAGGTGTTGTTTACAAAATTGGCGGTAGAAACTTAGGTACTTCAATCGATGCTGTAGTTTCAGCAATTATTGCAGATGCGGAATTGTTTGAGAACTACATTAAACCAGAAGTTGATCGTTTGGAAAAAGACGAACTTTCTCAAATCGAAACCATTGGTGAGCTAGAACTTCCTAAAGGATTGGAGAATTTGATTCCTGCTATTACAGCAGCCGAAAAAAAGAGTACTCCAAAAACTAAATAATCTATCTGTTCATGTTTTGGAAAGTGGGGTCAAAAGCCCCACTTTTTATTTTCTTTGAAATTTTGTATCTTTGATATAATGACGGGTGCACAATTTTGGTCATACTTACAACAAAAAATCGATAAAGCATACTCTGCTTACTTAGATAATGCCAAGGCTAATGCTTTGATTGCAGAGACTATGCAGCGTTTGGTAGATAAGTATTGGCGTAAAGAGTCTTTGGAAGTTGATGCTGATGAGATGATGCCATTTTTGGTTAAGGCTCAAAGTGTTGTTCCTGTTGCTGGTATTGCAAAAATTAATACGTTGCTTCCAAACTATATGCACATTATGCATTTGGTTGCAAACTATGAGGTTCCATTCACAGTTACTTCTGTAAGCGGTACTACAATTACTTCACCTAACCATCTTCTTCGTAAAGGAGATGTCGTAAAAAGAAGCGGAACGTCTTATAATGTACTCAAAGTAAAAGGAGATACATTTGATGTAGGTGTATCTGGTTTAGCGACTACAAGTTGGGTGAGAGTTGTTGTGCGTAATGCAAAGCAAATGCAGTCTGATCGTAAGGGTAGTCCATTCCATAAGGCATCGATGAATACAGTTCGTTTTGAGCCTCAAAGCGATGGTACATCAACGCCTAAATCTTTCAAGATTTCTCCATCCGCAAACTTAGTAACTATTGATATAGATTATGTTCGAACATCACCCCTCGTTATTGACGTTGCCAATACGACTACGACATTGGAAGATTATTATTCTAGTAAGTTCCTTTATCGTCTTATGGATGAGTGCGTGCTAAATTTTGGGACTCAGACAAAAGATCCAATGACTCGCCAAATGGCACAACAAGATATAATTGAAAATCCCTAATGATTTTATTGTCAGAAATAGTAGAAGAAATCCGTAACGACTTAAACAGCGGAATGTCATACAACGACAATCGTTGGGATGATGAATACATCGAGTCTAAAATCCATAGTGCGAGAGCTACTCTTATTGGTCAGTATATGGTCAAGATGGGTAAGTTTATCAATGATTCTTGGGTTCAGACATTGGATATCAGTTTTGAAGACTACGAAAAAGATTGCAGCTTTGTAACTTTCGAGTGTCCCAATGTTATTTCTGTTGATGGTCATAATGATGGCTTTGTGTATGTTGGTCACGTTAATGGATTCAAACCTTTTCCACGAATCAGAAAAGGTTACAGCACATTAACTAGGCATTCTCTTTTTGCAAAAAAGAAAGAGATTATGTGGGACTACAAACACTTGGAGCAGAACAGAATGCTTTTGCAATTCTACAATACTAACAAATTGCAGTATGTAGGAGTTAGAGCAATGTTTAACAATCCTGTTTTGATTCCGAATTTTGATAAAACTATTGATCACTACCCAGTTGATTCTAACCTCAAAAGGGAGATAGTAGACCTTGTCACAAATGACCTAATTAGAAAAACTCAGCGTCCTGTTGAAATTACTCAAAATACACAAACTGAAATTCCTAGATAATGAAAATGGATGATATAATTGCAGCGGCTTGTGAGGAGTTAAACACTTCCTACGAGAACAATGCTTTGTGGTTTGAGGTATTGATTAACCAAGCAATACGGTCTCATAAAACAACCCATAAGTTGATTTTGAAAACTGTTGAACTTACAATTGCAGATAAGAAAGCAACTATACCTAGTGATTTTACTAAGTTAGTCAGAGTGTATTTTTGCGGAGGTCAAGTAAACGAATACTATTGCCCTGATGTTGATTACACTATTCAAGGCGATGTTTTAATATTTTATAAGGCTCTTGATGATAACACCAAAGTTCAATTAGAATACTATGGATTAAATACCGATGAAGATGGCGTGTTTATTATTCCCAATGATTGGGAGCGAATGCTTGTTGCCTACATCGGATGGAAGTATACTAGAAGATATGCTAAAGACTTTGGAGTTGCTATTATGCAGAATTATCAGCGTGAATATCAAACCCAAAAATTAGCAAATATATAATGGCACAGGTAAGAGTAACACCTAGCGGTAATTTAGATAAAGACGGAGAATTAAGCTACATCAGTAATGGTAACTATGTAGACGCAAATGATATTCGTCATCGCCAAAGCGTTGGAAACAACTTCGGAGGTATTATGGGTACTAATGGTAATTTAAATTTGATTACCACGGTCAATGGCTCGGCTGGAACAACTCTTCCTGCTGTTTCAACTTCTAGTAAACTTTACAGAATTTATATAGATTATTCTTATGTTGCTAGTGGTGCAGTAACTACTATGTCAGGAACATTGAGTTTGACTAGAACTTCGGGTGTTAAATCAATAGAAGTAGTAAATTTAACTCCAAGTTCATTGACAAACTTGGCTTTTAGTTTACAAACGGAATTTAATTTGTTGCACCTTACTGCTTTTGGTGGTGGTAGTTTTACTTTTACACCTAGCGGTGCGCCATATTATACCTCTACCGGTACCAATACAGGATACTTTACATTGACTACTGCAAGTGATACAGATTATGTTTTGCAAGTCACTAATGACAATGAAGAAGTTCCTTTGTGTAAAATTGTTTTGGAGACAGAATATATTGCAACTGCTACTACTTTGCGTCCTGTTGGTTCATATCAATTAGAAGATTATTTATTTGTTTGGTCGGCAAGTGAGTTAAGCACAGGAACCAAATCAAATGTTTCTGAAATAGGTGTTGTTTATAGTACAAACCAAGGCTCATCTTATCAATACAAAACACTATGTAGAAGTAGAAATCTTGGGTTTTTCAAAGAAAGAAAAGTTGATGCTCAAGTCGAAAGAGTTGGGAATCAGATAAATTTTTATTGGACGGATGGAAATGAAAAACCAAGAGGGATGTACCTTAACTATTCTTTGGTTACAACTCAAAACGGTTTTATGTATTGGCAAGGTGGTAGATATGAACTTGATACCATTGATGACGAGGCTTCTTTCTTTTTTAAAGTACCCAAGGCATATATTGAAAACATTTCAGTTAATAATACAGGTGGTGCAGTAACAAGTGGTAACAAAAGATATACAGGACGATTCTTAACAGAAGATTTAGTCAGTACTGAATTTATATATCCTACCAATCCATTAAACATTTACTCTGTAGATACAACAATTCCTTCTTTAATTCACGGGGATGACTCTGGTGTAATAACAACCAAATCTGTGGATATGGTTGTAACTAACATAACTCCAGGTATTTATAAATTTTTTGAATTAGCAGTAATTGAATATGGTAATGAAGGGTTTACGGCAAATATTGTACAGAGATATACATTATCTGACACAGACACTTTTTTAAGTGTAAAGCATAATGTAACAGGACAAGATAATATACCTTTGGGTGCTAATGAATTACTTGCTATTTATACTAGATTTGTAAAAGCCGAAAACATACGAATTTTTGATAATCGTATGGTTTTTAGTAACCTTACAGAGCAAGTTGATTTAGATTTACAGAGTTGGGCCTCAGCAATTGAGCACTCTTTACATTACAGCACATTAGCAGGTTTAGGTACAATCGTAGGATCAAATAATAATGGTGCACCTAATCTACACGAATTCGTTTATGAAGATGTAGGAGTTCCTAAAACAGCACAACCTTCTAATATTCCAATCAATCTACACTACGACTTAAATGAGTATCTAAACCCAATTAATACATTAAACAATACTTCATATATGTACAATGATACATATAGATTTGGTGTTCAAGTAAAATGGAAAAGCACAGGAAAATGGAGTAGTTCTTATTGGGTAGATGATGTTCGATTTGATAGTTTAAGTTCAAATGTTACTTCTCCAAATAGAAGAACATCAAACAACATAACAAGTAATTTGACTAATGAGTTTACTAGTGAAGTTTATATTTATTATATAAAATTCCATAACATTAGTTTGGACACTTTGATAAACGGAACTCCAATTAGAGACTTGATTGAAGGTTTTCGTTTTGTACGAGCAGAGAGAATACCTGAGGTATTGAGTACTGGTTATTTTTTCTGCGGAGATGTGGATACGATAAGCGGAAGTAATTTTAGAAAACCATTTGTCGTTGATTTTATTGTAGCAACGTCTGGTAATTATGTGTACAATGCGGTAGATGTAAATGCTGCTAATGACACAATAGATACTGGTGCTACTCACGGATTTTATGAAAATCAACCATTGCAGTACTTGCAAAATATTGGTGGTACTGGTTTGGTTGATGAATATTATTACTATGTAGAGGTTGTTTCTACTACTAGATTTGCATTGCGAGAAGTTCCAGATGGCCCAAGAGTAAATTTATTTGCGGGTGGTACTAATGAGAACTTAGCAAGAGGGTTGGAATCTCGTTTGCATAATATCGCAACTACAAATGGCTCGGATGTTTTATATTACCATTCGCCTGATCATTATTTTGTAGATAGAAATTATGATTTTACTGTTGGTACTCATAAAATAAAATTATTAGGACCAACAAAAATGTTTAATGGTTTAATAGCTGCTAACACTACTACTAGTGGAGAGTACTTTGATTTGACAGGTTATTTTTCTTCTGCTAAAAGAGAGTACATTACTTTACCTAGTGCAGGAAAACCAACTATAGAAGATTTTGCTTTGTTGGATACCAACCAAAGTCAAGTGCTTCCCACCGCAGGTTTGACAGCACGAAATCAAAATAATTTAGAAAATGATGTTTTTTCATTAGATGCTACTTTGCGTCAATCAGTAGGTAGTTATTTTAGTGCAGGTTTGCAGAACAGCGAAAGCAATGGTGTTTATTATGGACAGATCTTTATTGATTTGGGAGCAAATAAAAAATACCCAGCCAACAAAGAAAATACTGTGTATCAAAGCACAGGACATTTTTATTATACAACACCTACACAAACAGGCGTGTTGAGTAACATAGAAGTTTTTGGTGGTGATGTTTTTAACCAAAAAACACATTTGCCTTTTACAAGAAAACAAGCAGCCACAGGTGCTAGAATGATTGGTTGTTATACTCAAAATGTTGTCAATACTCAAATGCAAAGTATTGAAGAAGATTTTGACAACACTATCGGATATCGTTGGCCGTTTTATCTCAATCGTTTTATAACTTCAGGTCCTTATAGTATACAGCCATTTGGTTTTTATACTCCATTAACTCCTGGAGACGAATCTATATGGATTCCTCTTGTTAATTTTGTAACGCAGACAGCAATTCCTCAGCGATTTTATAACACAGGTTACAATCATAAAGATGGTAGTTTGCTTGAACAAGGATTTTACTTGAATACAGGTTATACGGGAGAATCGCCAACAAAAGTTATATGGTCTGCAAAAAAAGCAACTGGTTCAAATAGAGATGCTTATCGTTTGGGTTTCGGACCAACTGAATTTGCACAATTAGATTTGACCTATGGGCCTATTGTCCATCACGAAATAATAAATAATGCATTTTATACTTTGCAACCATTCTCATTTCAACGACAATACTTTAGAGATGCATCTCTCATCGGTGCTCAAGAAGGAACAGACGTTGTAATTGGAAGTGGTTCTATTTTAGGAGCACCCGGATTAGAGTTGACATCTATTGGTAGTGAGTACAAATGGAGTCAGTTAAAAGGTCAGACTGAAGGAGGTAAAGAATCGTTCTATTGGTACAACAATCGCCTTAAGAAAATAATGCGATTTGGTATGGACGGGGTTCGACCTATCAGCGAGAAAGGTGTGATTACATTATTGCAGAAAAACACCAATTGGCTTTTGGATAAAAAGTATCCATTGACCGGATCAGGTATTCATGGTGTGTGGAATGATAAGTATGGCGAAGCAATATTTACGCTCAAAGCCATAAATCCAAATATTGCTGCTTGGGTAACCGCAACAAGTTATACAGCAGGTACTTATGTGTTCATAACACCTTCTAGTACTTATTTGCACGCTTCAGGTTTGCCGTATGTTTACAAGGCTAAAATTAATCACACTTCTGGGGCTTCTACTAAACCAGAAACAGGAGCAAGTTGGCAAACAAACTGGGCAAAAATAGAACCTGGTACAGATCCATTTGCACATACTTGTTTGACCTTGGTTTATGATGAATTGAAAAATGGATTCGTAGCTACTCATTCATATTGGGCAGACATTTATTTGCCTTATCAGAATACATTCTGGAGTCCTAATCCAAACGCTAAGAACACTTTGTTTTTGCACGATGAGAATACTAATCAGACTTATTATGGAGCAGCCTATATTCCAACCATAACAGGTGTGATGAACATTGAACCTAACATCTCTAAGAATTTTGAAGCCATTCAAGTGAACTCAGAAATTTCGCCATCTTTTATTGATTTCTTTACAAAAAATCATCAGTCTTATTTGGATGAGACCGAATTTGACGCTCGTGAAGGATATTTTTACAGCCCTATAAAAAATGATATTTTAACTGCTCCGCTTGGGACTCCGATAGAAAATACTACAAGACTATGGGGCAAGTGGTTAAAAGTAAAAATACATCTTGAAGGAATAAACAACAATCAGAGGCTTATTAACTTGATTATCAAGTTTAGAGCAATGCCTCGTTTGTATAACCAATAATAAATAATTATATTTGTATAATATGGGACCATTAGCAATACCGGCAATACAAGCAGGATTAGAATTAGGCTATAACATATATCGTGGTATCAAATCTGACAAAGGCATAAAAGCACTTGCTAGTCAAAGACGGTCTCAATATATGGATGCCGCAGGGCCTTTGCAACAAAATTTAGCCATGGCTAATAGGCAATATACACAAGGGCTATCTCCTCAGGCAGAAGCTCTTGCTAGAGGGACAACAGCCAATCAAACTGCAGGGCAATTTCGTGCTGCTACCGATTTAGGTGGTGGACAATTAGGAAGTGCTTTGGGTCGCATAGGTGCATTCAATACCAATCAATTGGGTCTCCAATTAGGTAGTATGGACCAATCAGCACGAGAGCGTGGTGCGCAACAAATGATGGGTATAAATCAACAATTGTCTAGTTTGCAACAAAGGGATATTGGTCAAAATATAAGTGATCGTTTGAATAAAGAGCAGGGCTATGGTCTTTCTAAACAGCAATCAATAATGGGTGGTTTGAATGCACTTAGTGGTTTTGGACAGGCTGCGTTGTATCAAAATATTTATGGTGGTGATAAGCCTGGAACTGATAATAATAACTATAGTGACAATAGTGACTATGCTGGTCAAGGAGATCCTACTACAGATGCTATGACAAGAAGATATATACAAATGAGACCAGCACGATCTTTGTCCAAACAATACAGCACACCATTGAGTATGCGTAGATATAATTCCTTAGGTTAATAAACATGGCAGAACCATCAATAGCAGAGGCAATATCATTACAAGGCCAGACCAATAATACTTTAAGAATGGCGCAAAGTGCCGGGCAAGCATTTGCTCGGAAGGCTGCCATGGATGAAAAAAAACAGGCTAGAAAACAATTAGAGGATCAAAGGCAGCAAGAAGATATTAAAGGCTTATTCAAAGAAAGAGGCAAGTTACACCCTTTGGTTTTAGGAGAGATGGATAAAATCTTCGACCAAACAATAACTGATATGGAGAAAATAAAAAGTTCTGAAAATCCATATGCAAGTAATCAGTATGCTCAGGTTGAAAGAAATTTGCGAGGTAAGTTAATTGAGTTGACTTCATATTCAAGGCAACTTGATGGATTCGACCAACAGATTAAATTTAGAGATGAGAAAAGAAAGTATTATGGTGATGCTGTTGGTTCTTTTTTGGATGTATATCGTAAAGCCACATCTTTGGATGATTTGAAGAAATTTGCAAGTCAAAATCCTGATTTTCAAGATGCAAACTTTAGACTTGATCCGAATGGTATTCCAACCTTGGCCGAAGAAACTGCTTTGCCAATCACAGAAGATTTGGCAAGGGCGGCTAAGAACTTGAATAGTGTTATTCAATACAGAGATGTAGTTAGTGTTCCTGGCTTATCTGCCACGAAAGAACTTCGTGATGTAATGGGTAAACCTTTGTACAAAGATGATGCTAAACAAGCATTTAAAAATAATCCTCAGTTATACCCTGATGGTAAACCTCCGAAGTCTTTGGAGGATGAGGTAGACGATTACATAATTCTTTACGGAGAGGATGTAATTAGACAGGCTTCTACTAAATTTAATTTGGGTATAAAGAAAGGTCCTGAAGGTTACACAGAGCAAGACGGCAAGAAAGTAAAAGACGCTCTTATTCTTTATATGTCTCAGTTCTCTAATCCAGAATTAAAAGGTAAGTTGGCTCAAGACCGAACAGGAACTCAAATATTTATGCCTGACAATGCCGCTTCTCCTGGAGATATTTCTGTTGGTTTAGAGGCACTTGATTTAAAAACACCTGGTGACTTGGTTGATAATGTTAAACTAGCCGAGAATCAAAAAACTCCAAGGAAAGCAGAGTCTTTGGCAAGCATTGTTGTTGGTACGCCAGATGCCTTTGTTCAAGCAAGCGATCAAGTAACAGACGAGTTTGGTAACAAATTGACGGGTAATTTCACAGGAGATATAACCGCAATTCGTTTGATGCCTTATAAGATAGTTAATGGCGTAAAGGTTATCGCTAGACACGATGATGCTAAGAAAATTGTTGGTGTTGCTCCATTTGTGCAATTTAACAACAAAGCTAGTCAGTACTACACACCACTTGCTAACTATTCAAATCCTGCTTCTTTTGCTGGAAGTAAATACAAGGCAGCAGAATGGACAAAAATATTTATTCAGTTTTACAAACTAGAAGGTAAAATAAATACTGCTATGAAAGACAAATCTTTCGGAACTCAGCAAGAGTTTAATACCTTTGCACAACCACTTTTAACATTACCAAAATAACACAATGGCTCAGAACATAGATGAAGTTTACAGTGATTTAGTGCAAGACGAAAGATTTAAATCTTTGTATCCAACTCAATCAGATTTTGTTCAATATTTGGAAAATGAACCAACTGCCGATGCTGATATTGAAGAGTTATTCGGTATTAAATCTGCTTCTGAATATTTAAAAAAAAAAGACCAGTCGATCATCCAAAACCTCGGAGAAGAAAATTCTTTTTCTCAATCTCCTTTGGTTGGACAGACTGAGCCGGTTTCCCAAGAACCTCAAGCGATGGTGGAACAGCCCCAACAGGGTGGTGACCAAAACTTGGGAGGTGTAGAAGATCCCTATGGTTTGCAGGCACTTGGCTTGCCTCCTTTGGGTTATGGTAAATCATCAGAGGGTGGGCCTCAGCCAACAAAAAAAGTCGATCCTGCTGTAGCACAATATGTAGGGTCATTAGACCTATTAGTAAAAGAGGCAAGAGGAAAAGGTGACATAACAGCACTAACAAATGTATTGAGTAAAATTGGTCAGTTTCAACGTGACACTAAGTATTCTCAGTACGTCAAACAAGGTCAACTTAAAAATCAATACGATCAGTTAAATTCTGTAATTGCTGAGGTATACGCTAAAAACCCAATGGCATTTAGCGATAAGCGGTTTCAAGAAGAGCTGACAAAAATGGGTTTAATGAATCCTGTTGGAGCAAAACCACAACTTTTAGAAACTGCCCGTAAAGAAAATATCCCTACGTTGTTTCCAAAACAACCCGGAGCACCTTTTATTCAGAAGCCCATTCAACAACTGATTAACGAGATGAGCACACCTGAGCCTTTGGATCAAAAATCTAAGGCTGTCATAAGTTATTTGTCTAGCTATGATGAAGAAAAAAATGCTTTTGATTATGATATTCAATTATTGATGGGTAACAATCAGAACCCAGGATATGAAATGAGTTCTACATTGAAGGCAGATTATTTGACTAGTCAAGAGCAAACCTTTGATAAAACGTTTCAAGCAGATGTTAATAATATGCTTGGCGATGCTATTTATAATTTACCTAATAATTTCTTTGATAATGATGCCATTATTAAAAAATCAGTAGAGGTAATTGATGGAAAAACAGGAAATGTAAGAACTGTTACTGAAAACAAAGTAAATCCAAATAGAAAGTTGACCACAGACTACGGAATTTATATGCTCGATGATGCAGGAAATCCAAAAGTCAACCCTATTTATTTGGATCGATATGTTGAGCGTATGATGACCTTGCCTAGTGGTATTGTAACTCCGCAAGTTGTTGATGCTTTTAACATGAAAAGAAAAGCCTCAGGTTTAGATGAGTATACAAAGGAAGATATTGTTAAAATTATCAAACCTCGTGTGTTGCGTTTGGCTACTATTTCAGCACAACAAAATTTAGAAAATAGTATTGTTGAGCAAAGACTTGCGAAAATAAATGTATTTGAAGATGAGGTAGAAAAAGTAAACAGAGATTTGGATTATGATGTAAAAATGCTTGTTAGTAATTCTCAAAAGCTAATAAACAACTACCAAATTGAAATTGTAGAATCATCAAAAGAGGAGGTAGATGTTTTGACATCGAAACTTCAAAAAACAAATGAGCAGTTGTACAATGAGTACACCATTTCCGCTCAAAATACTGCTAGTCCAGAATTAAAAAATGCTGCGTATCAAACATATCTTCAGCGAGTAAGTGAAAACTCATCTATGTATGAAGAGCAATTATCGGCAATAAGAAAAAATTCAGAGAATACTTTTAAAGATTACGCCTTGAAAATTGAGGGTGATGCTAAAGTAGAACTAGATGGAATCAAGAAAAAATATGGTGTTGTTGCTGATGCGAATGAAGAAGGTAAATTGACAACAGCTGCCTATAGAAAATACGTAGAGGCATACAAAGACCAATATAATCAGTACAAAACGCAAGAGCAAGTAAATAGTAATGCTATGGGTTGGCGATTGACTGATATTCTACAGTCTGGTTCAGCACGAGTTTTTGGAAACGCTATTCAGGCGTTAAATGCTGCTGTTGGATATGAAGATAATCCACTTACTGATTTGATGAAGTACATGGACTTTGTCCAAACCAAAAGTGAGGTAGCAATTAAACCTTTTTCGCAGGTTTTGGATGATGAAGGTTTATTTAGTGTACAGGCGTTAAAAACAGCGGTTCAGAGCACAGTTCAACAAGGTCCTAACCTTGGTATGGGTATTGCTGCAACTGCGCTTTCTGGAAACCCATTTATTGGTGGTTCTTTGATGTGGGGCTCAGAAACAATCGATCAAGTCGGACAAAACTATAGAGATGTGTTCGCAAGGACAGGTTCTGTTTTGCAGGCTGAAAATGCTGCTGCTGAAACCCTTCAAACACAGATACTAATCGCACCTGTTTACACCGTTTCAATGTTGCCATTTACCAAAGGATTCTTGAGTAAGTTAGCAAGGGGTGGTAATGCTTTAGGGTTTGCGAAAAAGTTTGGTTATGGTTTGGCTTTGGAGGCAGGTGAAGAAATTCCAGTTGAAATCACTCAGAATTATTTGAGTTATAAATTTGGTACTGATACCCCCGAAAAGTTTGCTACTTGGTTAAGCAAAAATGGTGGTAATACTGCATTGGATGTATTGCCTTCTATTGCTGTTTTGGGTGGTGGTTCGGCAGGTATGGAAACATACTCTGAGCGTATGACCGAACAGGCAAAGGGCAGGGTTTTGGCTACATTGGGTCGTTTGGGTATGAGTCAAACGGTTGCCGATGCCATACAAGTTATTGGTGAAGGTGGGGTGAATATTCTCCCTGAGTACTTGTATCGTACACAGCAAATTGACATCAATGAGTTAAAAGACATGAAAAGGGCCTTTGGTGAGGTTGTAAAAGCATTGCCACAAGCCCAAGAATTGATTCGGGATCAGGATGCTCAGAAATACTATGTTACGCTTGCTAGTGAAAAAGCAAGAAGGCAGAGACAAATAGAAGAGACTCAAGATGAGACTCAGAAAAAAATATTGGGTCAGGTTGTTACAAGCATCGAAAAGAAGATGGCTGATGTTGCTACAGGCAAGCCTCAGCAACTGACCAAAATAACATTTAAAGATGGCGGTAGTGTAGTTTTAGCCAATGATGAAATGGCTTCGTTCTTAAACAACAAGAATTTTTTAAGTGATGTTGCCGATGGAAGTATCCAAGTTACAACTCAAGATTCTAATATCAATCGTATAGTCGAGGAAAAAAAGAAACAACTTGAGGTTGAAACTCAAGAGGCAACTGATAAAGGAGGTAAGAAGTTGAATGCGGCTCAGACAAATGCAAAACAAAGAGGTGCTACTGTCAAGGATGGTAATAAGTTAAATGCGGTTGCCCAAAAAGCACGTCAGAATGGACAAAAGAATGTAGATAGTATACTTAATGAGGCAACTGTTCTTCAGAGTGCTTTGACTGAACTTGCTCCCGGAGCTAGCATCGTGTTTTTGAACAACGATGAGTATTTGCAGACAATGGATGAGGTTGATGGTAAGAAAAATTCTGTGGGTAATTTTACTTATAAAAAGAATGACGATGGTACTTATTCTATTGAAATACAAATCAATTTAGATAGGGCAGTTAGTACAACTGTTGCACACGAGGTTGGCCATGCTTTGCTTCTTAGAACTTTGGGCTCAGATCCAAAATTGTTTGATGCAATGCGTGCACAATTGAAAAATGTAATCGCAAGTAACATAGACAATAGAGTTCTAGCCGATATCGACAAATTAATTTCTAACTATAGTGCAGTAGAGCAATCAGAAGAGTTCTTGATTGAATTGGGCTCTACTATGGTTCTCAATCAGAAAAAATTGGAGATAAGCACAATTGAAAAAATTGCCAAGGTTATCTCTGATTACATTGCCCGTATAACAGGCGGTAAGGTTCAGTTGTTCGACAAGATTTCAACTCGTGTTGATTTTGTGAATTTCATGAATGGCATGGTGGAAACCTTGAGTACCGGACAATTGGCAAAACCAATAAAAGATAAAATAAATGCCGTTCAAGAGCAAACAGCAGGTCAAGTACCTGTACAGTCAGAAACCGGAGTTGGCCAAGAAATGGTCGAAGGAAAACCCAAAGCAGAATCTCAAGGTGTTACCGAAGAAGGTAAAAACCAAGAAGAAGTAATTGTAGATGCTGTTGAAAATCCTCTTACTACAGAAGATGTAGAAGGAAGAGAAATTGAACCAGGCTACGAAGTGTTTGATCAGCCTATTGTTGTTGATGCAAGCAAAGGAAGAACAAATAGAAAACCATTTCGTTCTAAGGCTTCAATTAAAAGAGATTTTACAATTAGTGATAATGATTTTGCAGATGTAGATGCCATCGAAGGTAAAACTATGGTTGGTTTTATGGGTGATGTTCAGGTAGCAGGTAGTATAACTACTCCAACTGGTCTTACATTTAGTGGTTTCGGAGGACCAAATTATCCTGCCTATGCTAATAGAAATCTTAAAAAAGATGCTGAGGGTTATTTTGTAGGAAGAGCAGCTGTTTGGGCTTCTACATTTGAAGATAGCACAGGAAAATTGTTAAATCGTTTCAAAGAGGCTGAAGGTGCTCTGATAGGCACTCAACAAAATAGTGGAATATTGGGTAATAGGTTGATGTTGAAGTATTTTGGTGAGGAGTTAAAAACAGCTAGCGAAAAAATAAATTCAGAAGAAACAATTGTCGATTTCATCAACGAAAAAATAAAAACCCAATTTAAAAAAGATAAGAAAACAGGTGTAACATCTACTTTTTCTGAGGGTTTGGGTGGAGTTGAATCTTTTTCTTCTATCGAAGAATTTGTAGACTATTTAGATCCTTATTTTACAAGTGATCAGTTCGTTGCAAAATATCCAAACTCTAATAATATCGTACAAAAAGGAGACAAAAAAGTAACTTTACTTGAATCTAAAAATACAAAGAAAGACCGAAGAATAGTGCCGTATGATCTTAGAGCTAGTCTTTTTGTTAAGATGTTTAATATCGATAGTCACAAGAACTTTGGTTTGCCATCAATCGTACCAGGAAAAGGATATAGTTATGAAAAAACTGTCTTGGAGTATGGTAACGATACCATGTTTAATGAGGCTGGTTATGGTGACTTCGTTGGTTTTGTTGAGTTTGATCCAAGCACATTACAGTTAGAAAAGGTAGATCAGTCTTCTGATTTCTATAATCCTTCTTACGAATGGGTAATTACAGCAGAAAGTGTTCGCTTCAAGTATCTTAATCAGTTTCTTGATGGGCGTGCTTTATTTTATGAGAATGTTCCTGCTTCTAAAGAAGCAAATCAGACTCCTTTCGGTCTCAGACCTAAAGATGCTGCGGCAAGGGCAATTATGGGTGCACAACCAGCAGCAAAAATTGACGCTACAAAGGTAAAAGAGCGTCAAAAAGGATTTGGAAGTAAGTCACAATTAACTGCACCATCAAGTGACAAATGGTCTTCTTCATTGACTCAAGCACAGGTAGATGCTAAATTGGCTGAGACAGGTGTTAGAACAAAAACAGAAAACGATCGCTTGCTTCAAGAAACTCAAAAAGGTAACGAGACTCAGCGAAATAATATCAGCACCTATTCTTCTTTTGTAAATGGAATCATTTCAAAGTATGGAAAAGAAAACTTGGCAAACAAAAACATTTTGGATGCTGGTGCAGGTTTGGGTATTGGTGCTAAAGCCGCAACTCAAGCAGGTATTGCTAATTCATACAAGACATTCGAACCATTCCCATCAATTAGCGATGGTAAGTGGGAGAAATTTAGCGGTACGCAACAACCTAACTTTACTGACTTTGCTGCGATTGAAAACAACTCACAAGATATCCTTGTAAACAATGCGGTATTGAACGTGGTTCCTGCTGACATTCGTCAATCGATTGTAGAAAATATTGGTCGTGTATTGAAGCCAGGAGGGCAGGCATATGTTTCTGTTCGTGGTATCAAAGAAAGTGCTTTGATGGAATCACTTGCGGCTGCAAAAGGCGGTAAAAGTAAGAACGTATTCCTGTCAGATAGTGAGTACTATGTTCCTGGAACACAGGGAGATTATCAGAAAGGATTTTCTGAGGTGGAATTGCAAGCCTATGTACAGGATGTGCTTGGGTCTCAGTACGATGTACAAATCTCAAGAGAACCATTCTGGAAGAGTAATGCAAACGCACCTAAGGTAGTAATAACCAAAAAGGAAAAAGCAACCGGACCATTAAAGAGCAAATCTCAAAAAACTAATATTCAAACGGGAGTTCCTGTAACAATTAATTATAATAAAAACCCAGAAAAGGCTCCCTCAATGGGTAAAACCTTTGGACAAGATATTGAACCAACGGGTAATTATATAACTCAAAATGAAGGCTTTACTCCCCAAGGATGGCAATCTGGTGCAGTTACTTTAAATAATCCTTTGGTCATAAATGTAACACCAGAAACTCAAATTTCATACAAAAGGGAATTATCTAAAAGATTTGGTAATAAAAAAGGTGATGGGCTTTCAAAAGAAATAGTAAAGCAAGGATATGATTCTATTGTAACAAAATACGCAGATGGGGGAACTGGAGAAATTGTTCTTTTGGGCAATCAAAGCCTAGGGGGTTTTGCAAGCAAATCTCAATTAGACTTTACTCAAATCAGACCTGAGTACGATGCTGTAATGAATCAGCAGTTCGGAACAAAGAAAGCTGCTTACAAGGCTTTGGTCGAAAAGGGTTATACGCCAAAACGTATCAAGGAAGCAATTGGTTTGTATGATTTTGATGAGAGTGCATTTAAGCAGGCACAATCAGAAATTGCTGTCAATGCCATAAATGCTGTTGCACAGACATACAACGATCGCCAAGATGAAATCAAAGATATGATTAATCAAAACATTGGCGATATGGAGTCAATTTATGGAGATTTGATTGATCAAGGTTACAGCAATCTTGAAATCTTTACTGCCGCTAGAGATTTGGACTTCTTGTCTCCCCAAGATTTGGTAGATATTTTTGGTGCTGAATACAGACAAACAGTAAAGAAAGCAATCAATGCAAGTACTCCATACCCTACAGATTTCTTGGATGAGTTAGAAGATGATGCAAGAACATTAAAAGTTTCCCAGAGGGCCGCAGACGTTGCTGATGTCGTTCGTGAGACTGGTCTTGGTCTTGTGGATAGTGCTGTTGCTATTGATGCGCTTTTGGAATATTTGAAAACGAATGGTTTCGATCAGATTGCAATCGCCTTAACTGAAGGAGTAAAACAATTTGCAAAAGACAGAGGTATTTTAGAAAAAACTGCTGATTGGGCAGATGCTGTTACTAGTGGTACTTTGGGTGATAAATTGTACAGCCCTGAGGCAATAAACTACGCATTTAGTGTTTCTTCTGAATTGTTTAGCCAAGCAGGTCGTATACTTCAATTGGCTCGTTATTTCAATGAGACAAACCAATTGGCGATGATTGAAAGACAATTGAGTGCTAGTGGTGTTGTTTTAACACAAATGCAGAAGCAAACACTAGAGGCTTTGGTTAACGACTACAAAGCGGCACAGGATGACAACAAAGCAAAACTGAAAGCACTTGAAGAAGATTGGAGTGATCAGGCTTGGGAAGCATTCAACGAAAGTGAGAAAGCAGTTGGTATGGCTACCATTCGTGTTGCTCAGTTCTTGGAGGCCCGTAAACCTATCTTCTGGAATGAAAGATTGACATCTGGTGCAGCGAGGGCTTTGTTGAATGTTGGAACAACGGTATTGAGTTTTGTTGCCAACGTAGAAAACAACATTTGGAGCACAAACTGGGCGGCTCGGACCATTCAAAAGTTTAGAGATGCTTTGGGTAGCGGTATCAAAGGCAATACTCTTAGTTTTTCCAATTGGAAAATGGCTCGTAAACTTACTAGCAAGCGTATGTGGTTCGATATGAACAACAATGCGAAGTTTGGTGTAATGGATACGACTCAGGGTATTAACAGATACTACGACAACTTGGCACAGGTTAACTTCTTCCGGGATGTCAAGTGGAATTACAATTTCATGAAGGCTATGGTTAAGAAAGTTTTGAATAGAGACTTTGAATCCATGACTCCTGAAGAGCAAGCCGATGCATACGATTTGACCTTGGTGAAATTGAAAAGTGGTGATGTTGAATTGCGTGATGGTAAAACATACACCTTTGCTCGTAGTTTGGCTTGGAGTTTGGGCACAGGGCCAATATTGGCCGCTTCACGAGGCAATGCTTCATTGTTATTGAATACAGGCGGTCCTTTGTTCGCAGAGGCCACAGGTCGTATCATGTCTTATGGAGGTGATATTGCTTTTGGTTATATGGCTGCTCAACGTGCGATGATTGACTACTTCCAGAATGTTCAAGGGACTCGTTTTCAGAATGGTATTTTTGACTCCATGTTGAACGAGGCTGATGGCAAAATGGATGAAAAGACAATTCGTGCTTTAAGCGAAATTTTGCGTGCAGATGCTGAGTTGTATTCTCGCTTTGAAAAAGAAGGTCTAAAGCGTACTTTACTTGGTGATAATATCATCTCTGGAGGTATCTCCTTGCTAAGAGGAAAACTTCGTAAAAAAATCCGTACACTCTACACCGAAAACAGAAAAGTAGTTGGTGGATCGACCATCGCTGAAGAACTTAGAAGAGAAGTGCTTACAGGTAGAGGTTTGATAAAAAATACTTTGCAGGTAGTTGATGTCGGGTTGTTTACTTTGATGCCCTTTACAAAAGTTCCTGTGAACTTTTTGGGATCTGCGATTGCAAAGACAGTACCTTTTCTTGCTGGTCCTAAATACATCTTTGCAGAAGGATTGTATCAATTTAAGTATAATGAGTTCAACAAAAAATATCCTGGTATTCCACCCTTAACTACCGACAAGCAAAAAAGAGATTACGAAAAGGCAAAAATTGATTTGTTTGCCGCCAAGAGACAGGCAACCTATGATTCCGCTCAGTTCGTAACTAGTTTGGCAATTTATGGTATTGCGATGTCTGCTGTAAAGGCAGGTGCAATCCTAACCGATGGAGGTGGCGATCCAGAAAAAGAAAAGGCTTTGAAGACATTTGGTCTCAGAGGAGGTTTATATAACGCAACATTACATTGGGAGTATCTTACATCAGGTATGCCATCTAACTTCCTAGCTCGCAGAAAGGGTTTTGCAAAAGAAGGAGATGTGATGCTTAACACAAACAACGCTGGTTTCTTAGGTTATGCAATGGGCTTGTATGCTAGTGTATATGACGGAGAACGTAAGCAAGAGGCAGATAATGTGATGAGTCTTTTTGATACACAAAAATCTGCTCTTACTATGCTTGCTACTACTGCTGTTAGTAGTGGTATTGAAAACTTGCCGATGTTCCAAGGTTTGGCCCGTATTGGTGAGTTGTTAAATGATTTGAAAACGCCAGAGTCAAGTAAAAATGCTTGGAATAATTTTGCCTCTGGTACATTAAGTACTTCTACAGCAGTTTTCTTCCCATCGTTCTTCTCGCTTATGTCCAAGGGTAACGCTGAAATGGTACAGAGCGCTAGTGAAATAAACAAGCGTGCTGAAAACCCTAATTGGCCTTCTGTATATGGTGATGTGGCAGTTCGTGTCGTTCAAAAATTGAATCGTAATATTTCATTTAATGAAGCCACAAGAAATGAGTACTACAAAGCACAGATTGGACCATTTGGAGAGGATTTGTCGTATAAAGTGACTGTTGCAGAACCTGGCACAGCAGCAGCTTATATACAAGCATTTCTTGATCCTTTTGCGATAAGAATGTTCTCTGCGCCTGCGAAAGAAAATCAAAAGGAAATCCAAGCCTATAGAGAATCTGCTCAACTTTTTGGTGGCATGACAAACTTGGCTTTGATTTTCCAACACATGACAGGTCGTGACTTCGAATGGAAGCCAGATGGTAAAACTTCAAGTTTCTTTGGTATTATTACTAACCCTATGAAAAACCAATTCTCATACTCAAATTCTGCAAAGAATGTTGGTGGTTTGGATGAGGAAAATACTTACAAGTTATTTGACTATAATTTGCCTAATGATTTGTATCGCCAAGAGTTGAAGTTACGAGGTGAAGAGTTCCGCAAAGCGATGAGAAAATATATTGGTAAGTTTGAAACAACTACGGCTCAGGTAAAAACTGCTGTAGAAGACGATGATTTGGAAAGAGCCAAAAGATTGATTACGGATGTGTTCGAAGAGTATCAGAGCACTTTGGCCGAAGCACAAAAAGATTATCTGTTAAACTACCAGACCAATAGAGAGAAGCAATATCTTAGCACTATGAACAATAGAAAGTTGTTTACTGAGAAAGAAAAAGAGATAATGAAGAAGAATGGCTTCATGAATGAAGAGGGTTTGATTCCATAAAAAAATTTCGTAACTTTGATATATGCCACTCGAACTCAAAATAGGTATTATTAATAATGATGACAATATCATCATTAGTGAGGATACTGGTAACTACAATGCAATAAGTAATCTTGGTGGTTGGGGAGCACCTAATTCTGCTTATACTAATCCTCCTGTTACAGCAATTGCGGTAGATATATATTTACCGGGTACAATTACGACTATTGGTTCTTCTGCTCTTTTGGGCACAACCTTTTTTACTACGACCGATAGGGCTTACAATCTCTTTACTGATCCATCTGCTGTGGTTCCCACATTTGCATTGCAGGATGGGGTTTGGAAGTTTGTCGTTACGTACACCATTAGCGGAGCACCCGTTGTGATTACAAAGTATGCACTTCGTACAAATGTTATTCGTTGTTCAATTGGCAAATTGGCCCTTGGAAATATGGATATGAATAATTTCGAAGAGGCAAAACTTTTGTACGATAAAATGGTTCAAGCATTTGAATGTGAAGACTATACCTTGGCTCAAGAGTTATACGAAGAGATAAATTATTTCTTTACTGATTGTTCTCCATATTCAATTAATTCTTGTGGTTGCTAATGACTTTTACAACTCTATATAGTTACATTGGAACTTACCTTGCGGTGAGAAAAGCTATTGTTGCTAATGAGAATGTCATAAATAACTCAAAAAAGTACGACAAACCTTGCTGCGAAAAAGAGAAAAATCAAAAGAAAGGTTTGTTTATTCTGTGGTGTTTGGAGAACATCAATTGCTACGCTGACGATACAGATAAATTTATTTCTGTGGCGAATCGATGGGCTAAAAACTGCGGAGATTGCTCTGTAAGTCAAACCGAAATTGATAATTTTCTCAACACAGAAAAGGGAGAAGAACTGATTTATATTTCAAACTTGAGCGGCTACATTTATACACAAAATGGAGTTTGGCTTTTACAACAAAACGGATTTCAAATAATACAATAATGGCATTTTCACCTAAAAGAATTTCAGAACTCGATTCGCTTACTTCAGTTGCCTCAGGTGACTTAGTTCCGATCGTAGACATTTCAGATACTGCTGCTGGTGTAACCAAGCAGGCTAGTGTTACAAATTTGGCGGCTGCCGTTATTGTGGCTGGTAATATTACAACTCAAGGCAATACCTTTAATGGTGCTTCTCAATTGGTTCAATTGAACGCTAGTACACAATTGCCTGCAATTAGCGGTGCTTTGTTGACCACTTTAAACGCATCTAACATTGCATCAGGAACTCTAGCCGATGCTCGTTTGAGTAGTCAGGTTACAGTTCAAGGTAATACTTTTAACGGTGCTTCTCAGTTAGTTCAGATGAATGCGAGCACGCAATTGCCTGCTGTAAGTGGTATTAACTTGACTGCTTTGAATGCCTCAAACATTGCAAGTGGAACTTTGGCAGATGCTCGTTTGAGTTCTCAAGTTACTGTTCAAGGAAATACTTTCAATGGTGCTAACCAACTAGTTCAAATGAACGGAACTACTCAGTTGCCTGCTGTAAGTGGTATTAACTTAACTGCTTTGAATGCAAGTAATTTGGGCTCAGGCACTATTCCCGATGCTCGTTTGTCCTCTAGTGTTGAATTGAAATCAAAGACTCAGTTTGCTATTGGAACTGCTGGTTTACGTCCTTTGACAAGTGCTGATGCTGATGCTTTCTTATTGGTTACTCACGCATCTGGTCTTGTGACTATTACTTGTCCTAATAACCCTGCCTTTGCTGCTGGTTTTACAACAACTGTTTTCTGTAATACTGCTCAGAGTGTGGCTATTGCTGCCGATTCTTCAGTAACAGTTTACTATGTAAATGCTGCTGGTTTGGCTCAGACAATTGCTCCGAGTGGTGTTTTGACACCTAGTGCACAAAGAGGTAGGGTATTCAAAATTACCTGTGTTGCATCAAATGTATTTTTCCTAGACGCTGTAGGTTTATAATAATTAAGATATGAGTTTTACAAGAGAACAAATTGAAGCGGCTGTGAAGGCCAAAGGGTACAAGTACTTTGAAAATGGTGATTACAATATGAACGTAATCGGTATTCGTAATAGTGCCCCTGGTAAGAAAGTTACCAATGTGTTTGACGATTGGTTGTCAATCTCCTTTAAAGTGAATGGTGTATGGCAATTCTTTATTTGGGCTGCTACAACCGATCCTGGAAAAGCACCAATGGCCGAGGGAAACAATGGTACGGGTACTGCTCGCATCGTTCCTGGCCAATACCCTGGGTCTCACCATGTTGGATTACACCAAGGTAAGTACGAAGCATTAAAGCAAAAAGCCAATGTGAAAGTTTATCGTGATGCCAATAAGGATATGAATTACGATGAGAGTAAAATCACCGAGGGTGTTTACGGAATTAACATTCATAAGGCAGGACAAGATTCAACTTGGGTAGATCATTGGAGTCACGGTTGTACCGTATTCAAGCGAGTAAAAGACTTTGATGTGTTTATGCAGCATTGTAAGAAGGCCGCCAAGTTGCAAGGCAATTCATTTACCTATACCGTTATCGAAAGTAAAGACATTAATTAATGGCTTTTGAAATTACGAGGCAAGAGATATTAAAACAGGCGATAGAGTTTAAAAAACTCTACGATCAAACTCGTGATAAAAAATACAAAGACCAAGAACTACGCTTAAGGCGTATTGTAGTTGAGTTAGATACTCTTACGCTTGGGGCCTCAGATTTAAATGATTTAACTGATGTAACAATCAGTGCTCCTGCCAACGCACAAGTACTAACCTACAACTCATCCACAGGTCAATGGGTAAACCAAAACCCTACTGCTGGAACAACTCCTACCCTAGCACAAGTAACCACAGCAGGGAACAGTACCGATAAAAGTATAATTATTTCAAAAAGTGGAGTACCAGGAACTCAAGACTACAAGTCTCTATATGTTTACGATAATACTGGTGAAACAACGTCTAGCTATCAAAATAATTACGGTTTACACATAGAACAAAACACCTTGATGAGTTCTACAGGAGGAGGCCTTAGATGTGGTATTTTAATAGAACAAAAAGGCATTTGGTCTAAAAATATAGGAACGAGCTCAATAGGTATATTTGTTAAAAAAGTTCAGGGTACAGTATATGCAGGTAGTTATACTTCGGGATTATTTGGAAATGGTATTCAGTTAGGAAGTGATACACCTGGTTATGGTATGTCTTCTTTGGTTACACTAACTCCTAGTACAGCATCTACTGGAAATTTAGGTGAGGGCACTATATTAATAAATAATTTAAACAGTGTTGATAGTATTGTTGGAATAACTGTTTCTCAAGGTAATTATGCTAACCTATCCGCAGCTATTCATTTTATTAAAACAGCAGTTAATAGAGAACATGATATTTTGTTTAAAAGTTCAAACGATAGTCTTTTGGCAGAAAGAATGCGCATTAAAGGATCTACAGGCAATGTTTTAATTAATACTACTACCGATGCAGGATATAAGTTAGATGTTAATGGGACTGCGAGAGTGCAAGGAATTTTGGCAGCAACGGGTAATTATGTTCAATTTGGAACAAATGCAAACGTAGGTATAGGAAGCACGAGCACTGGGGCATCATTTGTAAATAATGGTCTCGCATTGTTATATGCTACTGCAAACATAAATAATGCAATTAATTTATACGGACATAACTTTTATAGTGGAAATTATAATGCAACAAGTGGAACTCAAGGAGTTATATCTTTAACAGGACCGCCAACATTTACTCCTACAAGTGGAACTGCTGTATTTAACGCATTAAATCTTGCTTTTACAATTAACCAAACAGGAGGAGCAAATGGAATCACAAGGGGTTTATATGTAAACCCAACTATTACTGCCGCTGCTGACTTTAGGGCCATAGAAACAACAGCAGGTAATGTAATATTCAATGGGGGTAACGTAGGTGCTGGAGTACTGAACCCTACAAACAAATTAGAGATTTTTGGAACAGGAACAAGTGGAGGAGTTAGTTCTAATGTAGGATATAATATTCAACCCGTAGTAGCACCAGTTATTACAGGAGTTACTTATGCTTTACAAGCAGGTACAGCTTTAGAAATAGGAACTTATTACTACAGAGTAACTTATTACAATGCTATAGGAGAAACAAACGCTTCTGCTGAAATTCCAGTAATTACTACCGCTGGAAACAGAATAGTTCAATTAAATAATATTCCTATCTCTACAGACGCTAGTGTAATAGGTAGAAAAATTTATAGAAACAAAGTAACAGATGGTTCTTCCTATGGAGTAGTTATAGCGACTTTAGCAAATAATACAACTACAACTTATACAGACTCTACTCCAGATACAGATCCAATTTTTTCTGGTTCTATTTTAACAAGACCAATCTATTCAAAAGCAAACACTACTGCTAGATATATAACTGTTTCTGGAACAAGGTCAATGATTCTAGACCCATCTTTGACTACGTTTGGCGTTAACGCAGGACAAAATATTACGGTGGCACCTATGGTAACTTTATTTGGAGTAAATGCAGGACAAAATATAACTTATGGTGGAGGAAACACTTTATTTGGAGCAAATGCTGGAGGTACTGTTACAGGAGGATTTCAAAATGTTGCTGTAGGTGAATATGCACTTCATCAAGTTACTACTGGAAGTTATAATATAGGGATTGGTCCGTTTACCAGTAACAGAAACAACTCATTTTCAATTGCATTAGGTTATTACACAGGTAACTCAACAACGGGCGATAGGAACATTCTTATAGGTGGCTACATAGGCAGTTCTACATTGGCTATGACTGACTCAGTTATTATTGGTCACAGTGCTACTCCACTAGCTGCTACTAACTTTCAAATAAACATTGCCAATACTATCTACGGAAGAAGTAATACTGGTAATGTCATGATAGGCACTACTACCGATGCAGGATATAAGTTAGATGTTAATGGGACAGCGAGGGTGCAAGGTGCTGTTGTTGCTCAATTAGCATCTCCTACAAGTGATGCTTTCTATACAATTTCTAGTAGTGCTATAGGTTTTTACACATCAAACTCTTATACCAAAGCTCAAAAATTAAATTTAACAAATGCTGTAGGTGTCCCATCTGCTCCAAATAATGTATTGGCAGTTAGTGGGAGTATCACTGCGGCCTCACTACTTGCACAAGGAGTATACTTCAACAACACTTTAGTAGCAGCAGCAAACAATGACGTATTAGTAGGACTAGACATTAATCCTACCTTTACCAATGGTGCGTTTACGGGGGTGACGAAGTTGGGTCTCAGAAGTTATAGTGGGTTTAATTTATATAGTCAAGAAAATGGACACCTTTTATCAGCCGTAAGTACATCAAACATAGATGGAATTCTTCATTTCAGAAGAGTTTCTTCAGATCAAGGACCAGTAAGACTTCAGCTAGGAAAATCTTTTCAATTATTATCTAACGATAGTAGTGGGCTAGTTCAGATGTCATATGGCGTTTATGACTTAAGTATACTTGTAGATGGAACTGAGGCCATGCGTATTCCTTATTCAAGGAACGTACTTATCGGAACTGGTACA